TGTCATGCGATACCTCCCCGGCGTTTTCCACTTCCACACGGAGGGTGACTATGGCTGCTCGTAAGTCCTCTCTGCGGGCGGTGAAACCTGACGAGGCGCCGCTGAAGCCGAAGTCGGTGGCTGAGGCTGCCGCGGGGGGGAACCACCGGGATCTGCTGGTGGCGATGCGGGAGCGGATAGCGAAGACGGTGAGTGACCCGGACTGTCCACCTCGGGATCTGGCGGCGTTGTCTCGCCGGCTGCAGGAGATCGCGAAGGAGATCGAGTCGATCGATCTACGCGCGAAGGAGGAGGCCGACGAAGGTGGCGTCACTCCTGACGAAGAGTGGGACGAGGAAGCTCTCTGACGTTGCCCGTCAGGTGGTGGTTCCTTCGGGGATCATGACGACGGGCTACCCGGCGGTGCGGGACAAGTGCCGCGATCTGGGAATCATCCACGATGATTGGCAGCAGGGCCTGGGGCGGTTGATCCTGGGCAAGCGCGCTGACGGCAAGTACGCGGCCACGGTGGGTGGGGTGGGGTTGTCGATTCCCCGCCAGGTGGGCAAGACGTTCACGATCGGGTCGATCCTGGTGGCGCTGTGCCTGCTCTTTCCCCGGTTGACGGTGCTGTGGACGGCGCACCGTACCCGGACGTCGAATGAGACGTTTGCGGCGATGAAGGCGATGACCTCAAGGTCGAAGATCAAGCCGTTCATGCTGCCGCCGAGGTCGGTGAACGGTGAGCAGGAGATCCGGTTCCGGAACGGGTCACGGATCCTGTTCGGGGCCCGTGAGCAGGGGTTCGGGCGTGGTTTCGCCGAGGTCGATGTCGAGGTGTTCGACGAGGCGCAGATCCTCACCGAGCGTGCACTCGATGACATGGTGCCTGCCGCGAACCAGTCGAAGCATCCCGCCGGGGCGTTGCTGTTCTTCATGGGCACCCCACCGCGGCCGGTCGATCCGGGCGAGGTGTTCACCCGGTTGCGGCAGAACGCGCTGGCCGGCGACTCCGACTCTGTGTGGGTGGAGTTCTCTGCCGACGCGGGGGCCTCTCCGGATGACTGGGAGCAGGTCGCGAAGGCGAACCCGTCGTATCCGCTGCGGACCCCTCGTGAGGCGATCCTGCGGATGCGGAAGCATCTCGGTGATGAGTCGTTCCTGCGTGAGGGCCTGGGGATCTGGGACGAGGATGGGGGAAAGGTCCTGCCTGGTTGGGATGGACGGTTCCTGGATGCCGAACCGCCGCCTGTCGTGGCGATCGGGCTGGCAGTGTCGCTGGACCTCGGATGGGGCTCTATCGGCGCCGCCGGAAACTGGCCTGATGGCGGGGTGAACGTCGGCTCGGTGGACCGCCGCCGCGATACGGCATGGATGGTCGCCGAGGCGAAACGCATCCAAGAGGCCCATGACTGCTACGTGGTCATCGATGAGAGATGCCCTGATGCTTCCCTGATCAACGCACTCCGGGACGCTGGAGTGCAGTTGACGATCGCGAAACTGAACGACTACATCGAGGCATGCTCGGGCCTGGTGAACATGGTCCGGGAGAAGCGGGTCACCCATCAGGGCACATCAGAACTCGAGGCTGCGGTCGATGGCGCGGCGTGGCGCTGGGTGACCGACCGGAAGGTGTGGGGGCGGAAGCAGTCCACCTCGGATGTGGCGATGCTCGAGGCGGTCACCTTGGCCGCCTGGAAGGCCGCCGGGACGTATGACGTGCTCGAATCGATCCGTTAGAGGGGTGAAGGTGTGACGACGTTCCTTGACCTCCTTGGCGCCGGCCTGCTGATTGCCGCGGCGTACCTGATCGGTGGACTCGCCGCCGGTCTCGCTGTGACCGGGGTACTGGCGTTGGTGGCTTCTTGGAGGGCGACGCGATGAGCTTGTTCTTCCGGAAGCCCGAGCAGCGTGCGGTCACGTCCCTGCCGTGGAACTACGGCGGGACGCTCGGTGGTGTGGTCAGCCAGGAGCGCGCGCTCGCTCTGACGCCTGTGTATGCGGCGGTGCGTCACATCACCGACCTCGGCTCGACGCTCCCATTGAAGGGTTACCGCAGAATCGGTGACTCTCGGCAACCTATGCCCGGTCTGCCGAAGTTGTTCGCGGATCTGGAAACCCTTGGCCTCTTGGTTCCATGGCTGTCGCAGGGGATCTCGAGCTTCGTGATCCGCGGCAACGCTGTCGGCATGATCGCCGCCACGGACGGGTTCGGGTTCCCCACCAATGTGGTGTGGGTGTCGATGGACCGAGTGTTCGTCGACGACTCGACGGGTGCTGGTCAGTGGTACATCGACGGCCGGCCGGTGTCCCGGCTGGACATCGTCCACATTCCGTGGCTCACCGTCCCCGGCAGGACGCTGGGGTTGTCGCCGATCGAGTACTACGCCCGCACCATCAACGCCGGTCTGGACACGCAGCAGTACGGCGCGGACTGGTTCAAGAACGGCGGCGTCCCGCCGGGGACGTTCAAGAACACTGCGAAGACCGTGAGCGCTGAGGCCGCGGATTCGATCTCGGAGCGTCTCGTGTCGGCGATCAAGCGCCGCCGGCCGCTGGTCCACGGGTCGGACTGGGAGTTCAAGGCGATCGCGATCCCGCCGGAGCAGGCGCAGTTCATCGAGACTCAGAAGCTGACCGCGAACCAGATCGCCGCGATCTACGGCCTGGACCCGACCGAGGTCGGCGGTGAGGCAGCGAACAGTCTCACGTACACGAACGAGGAGCACCGGCAGACGAACCGGCTCGCGAACATCCGGCCGTACCTGACCCGGTTCGAGCGGGTGTTCGCCTCACTGCTCCCGGACAGGCAGTACGTGAAGTTCAACGGGGACGCGATCGTGCGCGCCGACATCAAGACCCGCCACGAGGTCTACAAGATCCAGAACGAGATCGGCCTGCTGACGGTGAACGAGCAGCGGGCGCTTGAGGATCTCCCCCCGATCGAGGGTGGGGATGTGCGGGTTCCCGCGCAGACGAAGCAGCAACCCCCGGACGCAGCGCGCCGGCTGTCAGTGATTCCAAATCAGGAGGCTCAGAATGAGTGAATTCGAGCGTCGCTACACGGCTGGCAAGGTCGAGCTGCGCGCACGGAACGAGAAGCGGACGATCGGCGGGTACGCCGCCAAGTTCAACACGATCTCCCAGAACCTGGGTGGCTTCGTGGAGACGATCGACTCCCGCTTCTTCAACCAGTCCCGCGGTGACGGCTGGCCGGATGTGCTGGCCCGCTACAACCACGACGACAACATGCTGCTGGGGTCGGCGAACTCCGGCACCCTGCGGCTGGATGTCGACGAGGTTGGCCTGATGTACGAGGTCGAGCCGCCGAACTCACGCTCCGATGTGCTCGAGCTCGTGGAGCGCGGTGACGTCGGCAAGTCGTCGTTCGCGTTCCGGATGTTCGAGGACGACTGGGGCATGAACGAGCAGGGCTTCCCCCAGCGGACCTTGCTGGCCGGCCACCTGATCGACGTGGCGCCGGTGAACTCCCCGGCCTACCTCGACACCTCGGTTGGCCTCCGGTCACTGGCGAACAAGTTCGAGGCCGACCTTGAGGAGGTGCGTGCTCTCGCCGGCAAGGACGAGCTGCGCAAGTTCTTCAAGGTCACCACCGGTCCGCAGGCGCCGCAGAAGCGTTCCGCCGCGGCACGACTGGCGATGGCGAAGGCCATCAAGCTGTAACCCCGCTTCCTCTCTCCCGCGGTGGACAACCGGCGCGACGAGGTGAGGGCTGCGCCGTTTCGGCGTGAAACATCCCTGCGCGGTGGACAACCGGCGCGCGCCTTCCATTCCGAGCCCTTAGAGAGGGGCACAGCCATGAGCGAGGTAGTCACCCGGCTGCTCGAGCGGCGCGCGAATCTGGTCAACCAGATGCGCGAGGTCGCTGAGCGTGCCGTGGACGAGAACCGTGACATGTCGGCCGAAGAGGACCGGCAGTTCACTGAGATGAACGCGGAGGTCGACGCTCTCCAGAAGCGGGCCGACGCGATGCTCGAGGGCGAGAAGCGCGCCCAGGAGATCGAGCAGACCTACGCGACCCTGCAGGGCAAGCCGCAGGAGCGCAAGACCAAGGAGCAGGAGGTCGGCGGCAACGCCGAACTGCGCGCGTGGATGCGCGGGCAGGGTGGCCGCGAGTTCGTTGTCCCGCCGAAGGGCATGGAGCAGCGTGACCTGACGACCTCCTCGTCCGGCGTCATCGACACCGGCTTCCGCGCCCAGCTGTGGGAGTACATGATCGAGTCCGCAGGTGTTCTCCAGGCGGGCGTCGACCTGCTGGAGACCGCTTCCGGTGAGACGATCAAGCTTCCGCGGGTCACCGTTCACCCGACCGCCGCGGCTGCGACGGAAGGTTCGGCGATCACCGAGTCCGACCCGACGCTGGGTTCGGTCAACTCGACGGTCACCAAGGAAGGTTTCGTCACCCAGATCAGCTCCGAGCTGATCGACGACTCCGGGGTCGACCTGCAGGGCTACCTGGCCCGCGCCGCGGGTCGTGCTCTCGGCAACGCTGTCGGTGCTGCCGCGGTCACCGCTGCTCTCGCCGCTGCGTCCGCGGGTGCCACTACTGCCGCTGGTACCGCCGGTGGCCTGGGTGCGCAGAACACCGCCGACCGTGGTTTCGACTACCTGATCACCCTGTTCCACTCGGTGCTCGCGCCGTACCGGAACAGCTCGTCGTGCTCGTGGCTCATGTCCGACCCGACGGCGGCGATGGTGCGCAAGGTCAAGTCGGGCGACGGTGTCTACGCGTGGCAGCCGTCGGTCATCGCCGGCCAGCCGGACACGATCCTGTCGAAGCCGGTCTTCATCGACACCAACGTCCCTGACGCGGCCGTGTCGGTGGAGTCGATCCTGTTCGGCGACTGGCGTTCGCTGGTCGTCCGGATCGCGGGCGGTTTCCGGTTCGAGCGCAGCGACGACTTCGCGTTCAACGCCGACCTCGTCACCTTCCGGGCGCTGGTGCGCCACGGTTCGGTGTCGGTCGACGCGAACGCACTCAAGTCGCTGACCCACGCCGGTACCTGATCGACCAGTCCGGGACGGGCGCAGAGATGCGCCCGTCCCGGATACGACCTAAGGGGCGAGAACCTTGGCAACCCTCGACACCATGTCGACGAGTGGAATCCCGGACACCGCGAACCTCAGCACGGCACAGGTCGGCAACGGTGCGTCGACGAACATCGCGGACCGGGGCACCGCCCTCCATGCGGCACTGCTCAAGATCACGACCACGATCGGCGCCACCCCGACCTGTACGTATGCGATCGAGGGTTCGGCGGACGGCACGAACTGGTTCCCGGTCCCGTACGCGGACTCGGCGACCCCGACCACGGTCAGCGTCGCCACCTTCGTGATCACCACCGCAACGACCGTCTACAAGTTCCTCCAGCCGAACCAGCCGTGGCGCTTCCTGCGAGTCACTTACAGCGCCAACACCAACGTGACCAACACCGCAGACCTCTGGGTGTTCTGACACGAGAACGGAGTGGCCGTGAAGGTCCGCATGAAGATCCAGATCACCGGCACCCGCGACGGTGTCCGCTGGCCCAGCCCCGGAGGCGAGGTCGAGCTCCCGGATCACGAGGCGATGGCCCTGTGCGCGAACGGGCGCGCGGAGCCTGTCGCCGACAAGGATGAAGACGTCGAGAAGGCCGTCGCCCCGCAGTCTGAGAAGCGCAGCCGTTCCCGCAAGACCACTGAGGAGGGCTGATGGCTGTCGGCTTGTCGGCGACGATCGCCAATGACTTCCTCGAGTGGCTGTTCAATGCGTCCGCCACCTCGGCGGCGCCGACGAACATCTGGATCCAGCTCCACACCGCCGACCCCGGCGCCGCCGGCACGACTGCTGTCGCCGGCAACGCGACCCGCAAGGATCTCACCGCCGCCATGGGTACTGCGGCGAGTGGCGCGATCACCAACACGTCCGCGATCACCTGGACCACGGGCGAGGTCGACACCTCCGAGGACTACACCCACTGGTCGCTGTTCGACGCCTCCACCGCTGGGACGTTCCTGTGCTCGGGAACCATGACCGCCAACGCTGTCACGGTGGGCGACGAGTTCACGATTCCGATCGGGGATCTCGACGCGTCCTTCGCCACTGCCGCCTGATCCTGTTCGTTCCTGGGGACTGACTAGAAAGACGCGGTCATGGCTTCAGCGAACAACTCTGTCCTCATCACGCCGGGGGTGGGCGCGGCGGTCGCGACCCAGACGGTGGCCGGCAAAGAGCACCAGGTGGTGATGCTCGCTAACCCTCTCGGGAGTCTGATCGGCGACATCCCCACTTATTCGGCGTGGTCGGGTGTCGTCGCTGCGTCTGCGAACCTGCCATACCTGCACGTGTTCAACGCCGCCGGGTCGGGTCGGGTCGTGAAGATGCGGAAGGTGTTCGTCCAGCCGTCGATGGCGACCAATGCCCTGGCCGCGCAGACATGGCGGGTGGCGAAAACTTCCACGGTCGGGACGACGGGGAACACTGCGATCGCGATCCGCCAGCACGACTCCGCGTCCCTGGCGGTGCCTTCGCAGGTGACCGCTGCCCGCTCCTACACGGCCGGCGGCACGCAGACGTTCACGTACTTCGAGCT